GTTTTTGTACGCCTAAAAGGACCCTCTCATGTACGCCACCGGAGCACCGACAAGCCTCGCCGATTTTCTGAATAGCCTCGCGACCTTCGCGACCTCGGCCGGCTGGACGGTCGACCATAACGGCGTACGCTCCGGCTCCGACTATTGGCTCGCCGTTCACAATGGCGCCTGTTATCTCGATTATTACGTGCCCGTGAGCTCGACGACCGATATCCAGCTTTGGGGCGCGACCGGCTACTCGAGCGGATCCGCGCCGAGCGCGCAGGCCGGAGCGCCGCCGGCGGCGTCCATTTTGCATCCGGCGCCGGCCGGCCCTTTCACCGCCTATCATTTTTTCTCGAGCAATTCCGAGGGGCCTTATCTGCATGCGATCCTCGAGTACAGCTCGGGGAACTTTTTGCACATACACGGCGGCTGCTTAAATCCCGTCGGTGGGCTCTCGAATCTGATTTACACGGCGGCGACTTATTGGAGCGCGCTCTCGGGCTCCGCGGGTTTCGCCGGCGGCCAGGACGGCGTTTCGTGGGGCAACTACACGCCTTTTTCGGCCGAGTACAACGGCACCGCGAGCGCGCTGAATTTGCTGGCGACGATCGACAGCAATACGAAATGGTTCACGCCGGTCTACACCGCGACACCCTATCGGGCGATTGGCGCGGCTAAAGCCGGCTCGCGGAACATTCACGCTTTTGCGCGCAACCCCAACACGTTCAACCAGCTCGCGCCATTGATCCCGCTCTCGATTTATTGCGAGCGGCACGTCGGAAATATTTACGCCTACGTCGGCGACGTGTGGGATATGCGTTGGTTCAACATGGCGAACAACGCGGCGAAAGATGAGATCACGATCGGCTCGGACACTTGGAAAATCTTTCCGGTGATCTCAAAGCAGGCCTTTGGCGGGACTCTCGCCGCGACCAATAATTACGCCTTCGGATTTCGGAAAAACGCCTAAATGACGGCCGCGTTCGTCATGCCGCGGGAAATCTACCCGGCCTCGAGCGGACTGAATACGCCGGGAATTGATACCCGCATTGTCATGGTCGGACAACCGACGAGCCTATGGCCGGCGATCGTCGAGCCGGAGCCTTTTGGCGGCACGCGCTCGGCCGTGATCCGCGGCGATGTGCATCTATCGCTCACGGGCTCGAGGCCGGCGGCCTCGTTCGAAATTACCGACTGGTACTATCGGATCCACATACTCCCGTCGCTCGAAAACTTGGGCAATGTGGTCTCGAATGAGGTGTTTACCGTCGGCGTCTGGAATGCCTGGCTCGCGACCTCGCAAACCCTCGACACGATCACGCCAGTTAATGCGACCGGGATCTCGCTCGTCGGACAGCCGGCGCCGCCGCTCACTTTCACGCCAAATCAGCAACTCGACTACACGCTGACGATTCTCCCGCTCGGACCGCCGACGATCGACGCGACCTATACGTTTACCTTCGCCGATTCGGAGGTCGTCGTTTTGACGATCTTGGGCTCGCGCATTACCGCGTGGGCGCTCACGCCGGACTGGGAAAGTCCCGTGATCGAGAAACTCGCTTGGAAAACCGACAAGCTCCGCGCGTGGGATGGATCCGAGCAACGGCGCGCGCTGCGCATCGCGCCGCGGCGAAACGTCGCCTTTTCGACTTGGATGAGCAAGCCCGAAAAGGCCTTCGTCGAGAATCAATTGTTTGGATGGGGCGCGCTGATTTGGGCGCTTCCCATTTGGTGGGACGGGCAGCCCTTGACCGTGCAAAGCAATCCGGGCGACCTGGTTGTCCTCGCACACACGGATAACCGGGACTTTGTCGCGGGAGGCCTCGCGATCATTCTCACTGATGCGCGGACTTACGAGGTGATCCAGATCGAGACCTTTACCTCGACGCAATTAAACCTCGCGCGCGTCGTGGTCGGGACCTGGACCATTGGAGCGAAGCTCTACCCCGTGCGCGCCGCCCGCTTGCTCTCGACGACCAGGATCACGCGCGAGAATGGATCGATCGCCGCGCTCGAGCCGAATTTTCAGATTGTCGAGCCGTGCGACTGGACGCCGGCGAGCGGATTGCCGGCGTACCGTGGCGCTCCCGTGCTCGAGGACTCCCCGAGTGTCACCGACACCTACGAGGGCTCATATGAACGCGAGACCTTCACGATCGACCCGCAAACCGGCGCGCTCGAGGTGATCGATACGGCCGGGATCGGTTTCCCGAGCAATTCCCACAACTGGTTTTTCAAGGGCAAAACCGCGCACGCAAACTTTCGCGCGCTGCTCTATGCGCTGCAGGGGCAGCTTTCCGAGATATGGGTCCCGAGCTACGAGGACGACTTGCTACTCGTCGCCGACATTGCCTCGAGCGACACGACGATCCAATGCCAGAATTCGGGCTTTGGATTGTTCGCCGGCGTCTTGAATCGCCAGGATATTCGGATCGAGCTTAACGTCGGGACCGTCTACTACCGGCGGATCACCGGCTCCTCGAGCATCACAGCGACGACCGAGCTCCTCTCGATCTCGAGCTCCCTCGGCGTGACCGTTCCCGCGAACACGGTCCGGCGCATCTCGTTTATGTGCCTATCGGTGCTCGCGACCGATGAGATCACGATCGAGCACCTCACGCGAATCGAGGGTGTCGGTATTTCGACGACGCCGTTTCGAGCGGTAAATCATGACATTTAACACCTATGAGACCTCGATCGATCAGGGCGAGCCGGTCCTATTGTTCGACTTTTCGATCGGTCTCACGCATTGGCAGTACACGACCGCGGATCGCAATATTGTGTATCTCGCCAACACCTACGCGCCGCTCGCGATCTCGGCCGGCTCGATCAATCAAGGGAATGAGATCAAGAAAAAATCCCTCGAGGTAACGGTCCCGCTCGATGCCGCGGTCGTCGCCGTGCTGCAGAATTACCCGCCGTCGGGCGATTTTCTCTTGACGATCACCATGCTCCACCAAACGGACCCCGACCAACAGGGTTTCGTGGTTTTCCTCGGGCGCGTCATGTCGCAGTCCCAAGCCGGCGCATCCATCAAAATGAATTGCGAGCCGGCCGCGACCGGCGTCAAGGCGACAGGCCTCCGGCGGCGCTGGCAGCTTAACTGCGCGCATGTGCTCTATGGCGTCGGGACTTGTACGCTTTTGCCGAGCTCGTTCGTCGTCGCCTCGGTGATCTCTAGCGTCGCCGGGCCCGTGGTCACGTGCGCGGGACTCGCGCCGCCGGCGGGTTTGAAGTTCGACGGCGGTTATATCGAATGGTATTCGACGGCGCTCGGCTATACGCAACGCCGCTCGATCAACTCGAGCGCGAGCGGCGGGAGTGTGCTCACCCTCGCCTATGGCTCGCCGGAGCTCGTCGGAACGCTCGCCGTCAACGTGTATCCGGGCTGCGATCACTCGACGGCCAACTGTACGGCGTTTGGGAATATCTTGAATTACGGCGGACAGCCTTACATTCCCGCCGTCAACCCGCTCGCCGGCAACCCGATTTATTAGGAGGTTTCGACATGTGGATCCAGCTCGCGATTTTGGTCGTCGCCGCAATTTTGTCTTACGCGCTCACGCCGAAGCCGAAAACGCCACCGCCCGACCAACTGTCCGACGTTTCCGTCCCGACGATCGAGATCGGCAAACCCGTATCGGTCGCCTTTGGGACCGTGTGGGTCGATGACTCGAATATCCTTTGGTACGGCGATTTATCGTCGCAGTCTTTCAGCCCGCCCGGATCCGGCGGCTCCGCGTGGCTGTGATCGTGAAAATGGAGCACGTCCGGGCCGCGCGGCTCTGCAGCGCCGGCACGCGCACCTGGCTCGCGCATCATGGGATCGCGCTCGAGCGGTTTTTGCGCGAGGGCGTTCCGGCCGAGGAGCTCGAGGCCACCGGGGATGCTTTCGCGCTTCACGTGGTCGCGATCGCGCGCTCGAGGGTGATCGATGGGTAAAGGCGCAAAAGTCGGCGGCTATAACTATTACATGGGCCTACATTTCGGCCTTTGTCATGGACCCGTTGACGCGCTCCTCGAGATCCGCGCCGGCGATCGCCAGGCCTGGACCGGATCGCAAACGGTAAGCGGACAAATCTCGATCGCCTCGCCGGCATTGTTCGGCGGCGAACAAAAGGAGGGCGGGATACAGGGGACCGCTGACGTCATGATGGGCGAGGCGACGCAGCTCGCAAACGCCTATCTCACCGCGCAACAGGGGACGCCGCAGCCGGCGTATCGCGGGCTCATGACGCTTGTCTATGAGGGCGGGCTCGTCGGCAGCAATAACCCGTATCCGAAACCCTGGTCGTTTCGACTGCAGCGCACGGTTTCCGGGTGGGCCGGCGGGACGGCCTGGAATCCGACGAAATGCGCAATCACGCTCTCGAGCGGCGTCATTGGCATGAATCCGGCGCATATCGTTTACGAGGTCCTCACGAATCCAAATTGGGGCATGGGATACCCTTCGAGCGCGCTCGATTTGACGGTTTTCACGGCGACCGCGCTCGAGCTCTATAACGAGGGTTTCGGGCTGTGCTTGCTCTGGAATCGTCAGGACACGATTGACGCATTCCTGCAAAAGATCATGGACTACACCGCCGGCGTTTTGGTCACGTCGCCGACGACCGGGCTTTTTCAGTACACATTGATTCGAGGCGGCTACGATCCGACAACGCTCCCCGTGTTCACCGCGGCCGACGTGCTCGAGATCGGCGACAAAGAGGACTCGACGCTAACGAATTCGGTCAATGAGATGTGGATCAAGTACTACGATCCCATCGCGAAACAAACGCAGTCCGTCGCGCTGCAGGCCTTGGGCTCGGTGCAAAGCCAAGGCGTCGTCGTTTCCGATTCGAAAGACTTCACCGGGATCGCGACCGCGGACTTAGCCGCCCGCGTCTGTCAGCGCGAGCTCGCGGGCTCGACGGTCCCGCTAAAGCGGCTGCAATTGAAAATGAAACGGACCGCCTATTTGCTCGTCCCGGGCGGCCTCTTTATTTTGAACATGCCGGCGGCCGGCTTGACGAGCGTGATTTTCAGGGTCGGGGAGATCGACACCGGGACGCTACTCGACGGCGCGATTACGCTCACGGCGATCGAGGACGTCTTTTCGATGCCGGCCGACACCTACATCGCCGCGCAAAATACCGGATGGGTGGCTCCGAATAACAACCCGGTCGCGGCGACGGTTTTCCAAGCCTACGAAATCGACTTTCGCTCACTCTATGACTTGCTCGGCAGCGCCGGCGCGCTCGCGCTTCCCGCCGCGGTCGGCTATTCGGGGATCCTAGTCGGCCGGCCGGACTCGCTTTGCATCAATTA